ACAATCTTAAGTTCTACGCAGGTACAGATGCATTCGGTGGAATCGTTAAGAACAACGGTACACTTGCTGATGCAGTAGCAGAAGCATTTGCTGGACAGGTCCCAGGATCAACCCAGGCAAACCGCCAGTCATACCTTGATGGTATCGGACAGACATTCGGTGGAGCACGTACAACACGTGTTCTCGGAATTGAAGTTCAGGAAGTTCCTTACTACCCAGCAGGCTATATCGATTTGACATTCCCTGCAAACCGTGTATGGGGATTCCAGAGAGATATCACTGTAAACCGTGAGTACGTAGCGAAGAAGGATACAATTGAATACACTGTATTCGTTCGCTTCGGTATCAACTGGGAAGAAGAGGATGCAATTGCATTCGCTGACGCTGCAGCAGATGAGTAATCTGTAACAGTACCTTTAATGGGGGGCGGGAGTTCACTCTCCTGTCCCCCTTAATACTTTAATGATATAATACAAACAAGGAGGATACAATGGAAAATAATGATTACAACAAGCCGTTTTCAGTAGAAAATGTAGAAGAGCCAGCACACGTTGAAGCCCCAGTGGTAGAGACACCAGCAGAGCCAGTAGTAGAGCCAGTCGTAGAGCCAGTAGTTGATGCACCAGTTGAGGTAGCAGTCGAGCCAGCAGTTGTCGAAGCACCACCAGCAGAAGAGCCAGTTCAGTCACTAGGATTTACAGAAACAGGTGCTATTGGATCAATGGCAGCAGATGGTCCAAAGAAAGATATTAAGCCAGCAAAGGATCTTGGAGACAAGGTCGCTATCTACTCAACAAGCAATGTTCGTTGGGAAGAAGCAAATGGAGCAGTTTACAAGGGTGTTAATATTGTAACAAAGGATCAAGCAGACAAGTGGCTAACCCGTTCACATGTTCGCTTAGCAACAACCGAAGAAGTACAAAAGGCTGTAAGGTAATTTAGCATGGAGATATTGAGAGTTTCGCCATATGCAGAAGTACCTGCTAATTTTTTAATTCCTGCGGGGATTGTAGATGCAGATATAACTGTTACCATAACGGATATGGCGGACCTTTCAATTTCAACATCAACCTTTACAGAGTCTTCTTCTGGAGAAGTTCTAGAAATTTCTTTGCCAGGGAAGTATGACTCTTCATACAGAGTTGAGATTGTTAAAGATCTTGGAACATCAGATGAGCAAATTTTACAGGATGAGACATACGAGATAGTTAGACCGTATATTGATCCATCAACAAAAGCAACAACAGCATCAGACATTGCAGCCTATGCGCTAAATGAGGAAATTGCCAGAGCAATTATTGACTCAATAATCCCAGAAGGATTTTATTATAAGAAAAAGGTTTTACATTTTACAGGAACAGGTGCCGACTATCTTCCAATCTGGGACGATGTTAAAAAAGTTTTAGCGGTATATGAAAACAATAAGTTAGTAGAAGATAGACAATACGAAGTATCATCAGACAAGACGGCGATTATCGAAAAGTCTTCTGATAACATCAATCGTGCAGAGTCTTCTCCACTAGTTTTACCAGCAGCAGCATCGGATTCTTTGGACCCACAGTTTGTATATAGAGGGTTTGGCAAAACATGGGACTACCTAATAACTGTTGAGTATGGATATACAACAGTTCCATCAGACATTATCAGAGCAACAGAGATGCTGGTTCACGATTTAGAGTGTGGAAAGTTAGATTATTACAAGAGATTTATTTCTTCTTACAACACAGATCAATACAGAATTCAGTTTGATAAGGGTCTTTTCGAAGGAACAGGAAACATAATTGTAGACAAGATACTTTCTAAGTATGCTAAGTCTATTACAAAACTTGGGGTGTTGTAATGACAGTTTGCGAAACTCCAGACTTCATGTTTCCAATGCAGGCCTCTCTTTATCACCCAATCATTGAGCAGGGTGACTTTGGAGCAATTAAAAAGCAATGGGTTTTAGATAGAACATTTGCCTGTAGTTTTTCATCAGGTGGATCAGCATTCAAAGAGGATGTAAAGCCAAATGTTAACATTACTCAGAACTCACTACTGGTCGGAAGAACAAAGTCAGACATAAGAATATCTTCAAGAGACAACAAAAATGCACTAACAAACATATTAATAACAGATATAAAAGACCAAGAAGGAAATCTAATATACATGGAAACCTCTGGCGTTAGATCTGGAAAGCCAACTCTTTTTGAAATAGCAACCTGCGAACCATTTGTAGGACCATTCGGAGTTGTAGAGTCATTTAAATTAGTTATTAGAAGATCAGAAAATCAATCAGGTGACCTATGAAACCAGTATACAATTCTAAGAAGTTTAAAAAAGAAATGAACAACATTATGAGGTATTCTTTTGGTTTCTTGGACGGTGTTCAAAAAGGAAAAACCCCATTCCTAAAGTCTTTAGGAGTACAGACAGTAGAAATAATGAAGCAGTTCGTAGACTCAAATGCTAGAGTAAATCCAGAAATGCTACACCACATCTATGAATGGAATCGAACAGGCAGCCCTGCTGCAAGACTGTACGACATATCGTTTACAACCAGTAACATTGGGCTATCATTTAAATCATCTTTTCGTCAATCAGAATCAATTCAGGATGGGTCAAAGACACCTTTTTATGACAAAGCAAGAATTATTGAAAGTGGGGTTTCTGTGTTGATCAAGCCAAGGAACTCAGATGTTCTGGCTTTTGAAGAAGATGGAGAGATGGTGTTTACAAAACAACCAATTAAGGTTACTAATCCTGGAGGAGTTGAAGCACAGGGTGGATTTGAAAAAACTATGGATCTATTTTTTAATAAATATTTTTCACAATCATTTTTGAGAACTAGTGGAGTTGCACAATATCTTGAAAACCCAGTAGTTTACAAGAAGAACTTAAGAGCAGGCAAAGCAAGAGGAAGAAGCAAAGGCCTTTCTGTTGGATACACATGGGTTGCTAATGCTGGGGTTGGTGCATAATGGCTGCAGCAATTCATCATCCTCCAACAATTATCAACGCTTACTTGGCAGACAAGATAGGTCCAAGTTTTGGTTCTTCTGGAGTAACTTATTTTTTCCCTACACTCCCTACCCAGATAGATGATTTAACAAATACATTCCCTCAGAGCAACGGTGTCTTTGGTGTGTATGACAGAATGTTTAAGATGAGAAGAGAGGCTTTTCCATATATCAAGTGTGAGCAGTTGCTGTATTACTTTTATTCTGTAGGTGATGACGCACAAAAGAATATGATCATTACTCAGCAACAGATAAGTAATCTGCTTGATAATGGGGATGACTCAGCAAAAGACCTAAATGAATGGGCAGCAGCAAATGAGGGTGATTGGGATGAAAACTCTCTACCACTGTTCTTCCATAACTTCAAGATCTACCAACTAGAAGAAACTAGAGACATAGTAGACTTTGGCACAGCCCGTACTTATGCAGGGAATAAGATAATCATAGACTACGATTGGCACCCAGTAAATGTATATCAAGGTGCCCCATGCACCCAAGCAGGTGCTACAGAGGGAAGTTTTGTTTGTACATCAATAGATGGCAAATTAGTCTGGGACAAAAACACCTAATAAAAAGCCTGTATAATTATAGCGAGGAAACAACCCCCTTTTAATAAAAATGAAAGAGGTGAGATATATGGCATACAGCCGTGGTTCAAGTAGTAACATTATCGTGGGTGCAGCAGCACTTTTTACACATAATGCAGGTCCACTAGGATTGGTATCATCTGGCGCTAATGCAGGAAAGATTACTGATGCTCAAGCAGCAACAGACCTTCCAGATTTAGCAGCAAGTGCAACATCCTACAAGGATGCATTGACATCAGACAATGCGTTCACAAATATCGGTTACACATCAAATGGTTTGGAACTAGCGTTCGAACCAGATTTTGGTGAGGTAGCAGTAGATCAACTTCTCGACGTTGCTCGTTTGTTCAAGCAAGGTATGACAGTTAATTTAAATACATCTTTTGCAGAGGCAACACTAGAAAATCTTCTAGTAGCAATTGCAGCAGATACAGACGATCTAGATGATTCAACCGCAGGTCTTGTAGACATGAGAATGTCTGCAGGAGATATCGGTGACGTTCCACTAGAGCGTGGAATCGTAGCAGTAGGACCAGGTTCTGGTTCTGCACTAGATCCAAAGGAAAGAATCTATGTTGCATACCGTGCACTTTCAATCGAGAGCGTAACAGTATCAGCAAAGCGTGACGAGGCTTCAATGTTTGAAGTTTCATTCCGTCTTCTTCCAAACGATGACGCATCATACGGTAAGATCGTAGATCGTTCACTCGTATAATATAACTTAATAGGACTAGCCCAGACCCTTGAAAGTCTGGGCTTTTCCATTTCCATTTGGTATACTTGTATAATGGCAACTAGCATATACCCAAAAAGAAAGTTTTATTTTGTAGACAGGACAGAGATTAATGCTGGGCCCCTTAAAATAAAGTACCTTAGAGATTTTCTAGAAACCTTTGAGCCAATCAAAGAAGCAAAAACAGACAATGAATCAATCTCTATTTTAGTTGACTGTGCTTTAATAGCAATGAAGCAGTATGCCCCACATATTAAAACGGTAGAAGACCTTGAAGATAATTTAGACCTTCCAACAATTTATGAGGTTTTAGATATAGCAGCAGGAATTAAAATTAATCAAAAATCAGAAGAGCCAGTAAAATCTCAAGCAGTAGAAAGTGGCTCATCATGGGAGACCCTAGATTTAGCAAAACTGGAGTCAGAGGTTTTTGTTCTTGGAATATGGAAAGATTATGAAGAACTAGAAGAGTCTTTATCTATGGCAGAACTAAGTGCAACACTTGAAATAAAAAGAGAACTAGAATATAATGATAAAAAGTTTTTTGCTGCAATGAAGGGTATTGATTTAGATAAGCAGTCAAAGAAG